CAGCACCAGCACCAGCTCCAGCACCAGCACCAGCACCAGCACCAGCACCAGCACCAGCACCAGCACCAGCTCCAGCACCAGCTCCAGCTCCAGCACCAGGAGTACCAATCGCATTATCCAGCGTGGGAGGAAACACAGAAGCATATATTTTGTTCACACAAAGTGGCACCGTAACAAACTATGAATATTCCACCGACAATGGCGCCACCTTCCGGGCATTTAACCCACCACAAACTTTCAGTCCAGTAAATATAAAAACCCTCTCATCCGATGGGCAAACTCCTTTGACAAATGAAACTGTGTACACGGTTGTGTTGAAGGCAGTCAACGCAAGTGGTGTGACAGGTGAAGAATCATTATCTGTTGATGTCACTCCCACGGTTACTGCCTTGTTGGCTTCGAATCGATTAATACGCTTGGATGCAAACGATACTAGCTCGTACTCAGGCTCTGGAACAACGTGGACAAATCTGGATTCGGCAGGGGCGTATAGTGCAACACTTCAAAATTCACCGACTTTTGACAATACAAATAAATGGTTTACATTCAATGGTGTTAATCAAATCGCACAAATTGAAGCAGCGACCGCAATTAATCCAACCGCTCCATTTGGTAAATTCACTATTCAAATATGGGCACGAGTTAACACGGCTTCCCCTAATTTTTCATCATTGGATGGCTTGATAAGCAAACAATTTGGACCCAACAGCTACGATGGGTATAGTTTAAGTTTAACCAATACAGGCCAGGTTGTTCTCAACATGAATGGTTCTTTCATTAATGGAAATTATAACTCCCCCACAGCAGTGTATAGCAATAATTGGGCATTGTATACTATTGTACTGCAGTTTGGTGGTGGTTCTGAAAACCCAAGTTATAGCTATGTAAGCACCAGACGTGTTGTTACAGCGAATAATATCGAGAGTGGTATGCCACTTCCAGCAGCGCCCTTGCAATTTCCACGAGGAATACAAGATGCAAATTTCAATTTCTGCCCAGCCGACGTGGGTGCTTTTTATTTATATAATGCTGCACTGTCACAGGAAGACATCATCCGCAATTTTGATGCAACAAAACAGAGGTACAACATATAGTGTATGATTTGGCCATACAATACAATTAAAATGAAAAATAAAAAAACAAAAAAATTGATACGAATATTGTATAAAGTGACGAAATGACATTATACATACAACATAGAACAACAACTACGTATAATGTCATCTCAATCTCAACCAAGTGAGCGAAGAATTCAAAAGGATATAAAACGTCAAGTCGAAGCATTGAAAGAACTGGATACGCTTGGTGCATTGTCGGAATTGATTGTGTTTACACGTCGCGAACGAAAACAAGCAAAGCATCCTAACTCGGAATACGAAGACTCTTTACAAAAAGGGAAACGAGACGCCCTTCCGAATGGTGGATTACGAGCTGGTTCAGGTAACCATTATGATAGATGCTTTTGAGCATGTGTATGTGTGTGTGAAGTGAAGTAATATTAAATAAACATTTGTATATTATGAACGGTCCATGCTTTGAACTCACTGAGTAAAATATCTTTATGAAAGTTGTTTATCATGAGTTTCACATTGATTGTTTTTTTTCCATAAATTTGAAAAAAGTATTCGATAATTAATTTTACGTTTGCTTTTTCGTATTTGGCATCTGCGTCTTGAATAGAAAATACCGACTTTCCCTTTCGGACATTTACTGCATTATGAAAGTTGATGTACAACATTTTGAGGTCGGTTTTTGTTTTTATTAACTTTGGGTTTATTTTACTCAGGTACGCTGTAGCGTGTTGAGAACATTCCGGGCAAGGCAAGTTTGTTGCAATTCGAAATGAAAATGATATCAACTCATTTTTGATAGTTTCAAATTTGGAGCTGTTTTCATGAATGTGATGTGCCAATGTATGAAACAAGTACCATACACACGGCCCCCATACCGCTTTAGTAGTCATTATTATTTATTATTTATTATTGGTTATTGGTTATGGTTATACTTGATACTGTGTAATTGATATAAACCTATATTAAAACGTAATATTATAGTTTACCTATATTTACCTATACTTGTACTTTATATCTAAAGTATCATTTTTTTTTTGATTTTTACTTTGAATTTTTGTTGTATTTATCATCATGACAGAGTGTACGGTTTTAAAGTATAAAGTCGAAGGGGGTATTGACTTTTATAAAGAACTTTTTAAGTCAGAGGCGGATACAGACAAAACTCCAGCTGAAGATGCAAATGAAGATAAATGTTTACTTACAAATTGTCCATTAACGTACGGACACATTGAGCTTCCATGTGGTCACAAGTATAATTTTTTCCCATTGTATACAGAAACCTTGTATCAAAAAACAAATCCAGCATTTGTTAAAAATGTTTATAACGTTCCCGTTGGAAAAGATAAAATAAAATGCCCTTACTGCAGAACAATTCATTCGGATTGTTTACTACCGTACATTGTAAACGGCAAGCGCGTGGTGGGTGTAAATGGTCCCGTAAGTGCGTGTAGTTCATCCAATCTTGTAACATGCCAGTGGAAACTAAGCCGCGGAGGGTCGTGTAAAGTGTGTAAAAATATTCATTATGTACCAGATTCAGAAACAGCGAATGGATGTGCCATGTTTTTATGTAAAAGGCATCTAACACAACTTAAAAATACAAATACACCGCCGCCGCCTATAACAAAAAGCAATAAAATGTAAAATAAGATAAACGTAAGTACGTGAATTAAAATAATATTTCAAATTTATAAGTCTGTTCATTTGAAATAAAATATTTATAACTAATTAATAGAGTATACTACCATATATAGTTAGACTAGATATTACGTAAATGGCAGACCAAATGGCAGACCCCTCGATAAAAGGTCATCCGCGTCGTAGTCGTCGCGCAAGACGGGTTATTGAACTTATGCGCGGAGATATCATTCGTATTCTTTCCGACTCACAACTGAATAATAAAATCTATTTTATTGACTACATTGATGAAACCAAACTTCACTTGATTCCAGATATGAGAAATGTATCTGAACCCACTGCAAAAATGGAACTTGAGTTAGAACTTGTTAACGGAAGGTTTCCTTCCCATATACATTCTATTGAATTGTTGTACAGAAACAAAAAAGAGCAAGGATATGCTAGACAAAGAGGTCTGATACCTGGAAAATGGATTGAAATCGAGTACATTACTCCGGAAGATAATCTGAAGGTGATTGTATACGGAGAAATAGTATCGCTTGCAGACGATACCGATTGTATTGGCGTTTCAGTGTACAATCCCAATCCATCACAAACCCAAGAACGGAACGTTATTTACATTGACTTTGAATTTAAAGGCCTTTCACCCGACTTGAACATCAGAAGTATCAAGGTTTGTAATAAGCCGCTTTCTTTACTACGTGAACGTGAACAAGAAAAACAAGCTTTGGATAAAAGCGACGGAGACAAAGGGGAAAATGATAGTGAATTCGAAGAGTCCGAACACGAAGAGGCTGAAGAGGCCGAAGAGGCTGAAGTTGAAGAATTTGACACGACGGCTGCATCAAAACATGTTAACTTGGAATTTCAAAAATCTCCACCAGGACCAGATGATAATCGGTCTGCTCAAAATAGAATGTTAGATGAAGGGGATAAAATCGCAATCACATTTGAACCCGTAACAGAAACAGAGTCGTTGTCGTCGTCACCGTCCCTCATTTTTATACGCGAAGAGTTTCGGTACTACAGTTTGGAAGAACAGCAGCAAGGGTTGTTGGAGGCATTGATTGAAAATGCGCCTACCTCTAAAAGTTATCACTTGTCAACAAACAAAGAAATTGCGCGTATGATTGACAGATACACCCAGCTACGCGATACTTACTCTTCAAAATCGAAGGACGGTATTTTAGTCCGAACCCCATACTATGGAAACAACTATAAACCGTTGCTTCATGCATTTTTGTACCCGGATTTGAAAACCAATGGACTCGATTATAACTCAACAACCGATTGGCTGGTTCCAATTTATGTTCAAAAACGAAAAATATATTGTACAGACCCTGAAGAACATCCACGATTTGATACGACGATTGCAACTGTATATGACGTGGTTGATAGACTTACAGAAGAGCAGGAACAGTATGAAGCATACATGTCAAAAAAATCAGGAACCGGTTTTTATGCATATTTAAATAAAGTACGTTTGAACATAACGCCTTATGTTGAATATGAAGGTACAACGCAAACACTTTTAAAACATGCATCCGCATTTGAATACATTGCAACATGTGCGTCTGACATAAGAAGTCTAGTTGTACCCGCGTTCAATAAAAGTAAAACATGGACCACGTGTTTGTATACAAGTAGATTCATTGAAGATGACAGCTTTCCAGACCGTCCTACCGGGTATATGGTTCGACCCTATCCGTTTGTGGCATTCAGCGCATTAAAGTCGCGCGTATCATCAATTATGGACAAAACCAATACTCGCTTAACAAACGAAGTATGCGACTCAAATGCACACTATCGCTGGTCGCTGACAAACAATCTAAACCTAAACAGTTCAACAAGCTGCTCAGCCTTATTCAAAACCCATGACTTGGATAGAATACAATCGAGAGATACAGGCGATACAAACTTGCATGAACGGTTTGCAAATACAATGAAAACAGAAATGTATTTTTCGGAATCGTTGGATACGCACGTGCTGAACCGGTTTATTCCATCGACTGAAGAACTTGCTTTGAAGGCGATGAATTATTTTAAATATTACCATGTTTCACTATCACCAATGAAACTCATAGCAAATTTATCTCCGTTTTTTGTACAACCCGAGCACGTTACGCATGACCTATTTTTACACTTTAGTCGATTTATTCATGAACACATAAACGTTTTCAAATCGACAATCAAACTTATGAAACGTATTTATAGCTCATATGAATCTCTCACTTTTCCTGGATTTGGAACTGGCACAGGACCATCTGTAAACGCAATTTATGCGTTGTTGACTCATCCAGACGCTGCTGTTACCGAAACAGCGAGGAAGAAGATGAAAAAGAATGGGCGCGACTTGGATGTGGACTCATCATCGGCATTTGATGCCACCGTTGTGTCAAAGTATCCAATCAAGGAATGGATGGTCAAAGGAGCTACACCACAGGAACGGATTCTCTCGAATTCCGAGATACTGAGTCGAATGTTTATGGTGGATTTTGGACGGTGTTTAATGAATGAAGTCATTCAATTGAACATGTCGTCTGATAATTTGTACGGCGTGAATGTTGGAGGCGTGATTGACCACTTTGTAAGTGAAGCTGAAAAGTTGACCGGAGTTGTAAAAGCGGTGAAGGATGCGGCCGAGGTTAAACATGCAAACAAACCGCCGAAAGAAGGCAAGTTCATTCTTGCAAAAAAATACGACACGATGGAAGACTTGAACGCCGACAATGAGGCAAGCCCTCATGTTCCGATAGCATACGACACGGCATTTGACTCAACGGATTACGGGTTTATTCAACGATATGAAAAAGAACGTCGAAGTAAACCGGCCGACGTGTTTAAAGCGTTTTTAATTGATAAATTACAGCATTCACTCGAAGTGAAGAAGAAACAAAAAATGACGGTGATTGAGTGTGCACACGAAGTAGACGCGATGATTGCGGGAAGAAGGGCGGTTCGACCGGGTTCAAAAGAACGTGCGGTAGTCGTATTTTCGGTTCCAACCGCACCTCCGGGAGAATCAACCGGTGAAGACGCGGTGTTGAACATGGATGCGTATGACGGAAAACCGGATACTGAGTCTGAAGAGGCGCTTTCAAAAGAGTATAGGTACTATAAACTTGCTTCCAATGGAACATGGGTACTTGATGATACCATTCCATCAACCATTACTCCCGAAAATACGGAGTTTTTTGGAAACGTTTTTCCAGGTGCAATTGTGATGAAAAATAACTGTTTGTCAACCGAAACGGGAATTACTCCTGAAAGTGGAGAAGTGGTTACCTCGTTAGCAAAGGCCAGTCTTATTTCTAAAATTACGCACGAGTTTGATGGTATTATTGAATCCAAGTACGACGATTTTAAGAAAGTATTTGAAGAGCGGATAAACTATTCGGATTATCGGCTTCAGTCGGAAATTATCATTCAGCGCCGAAAACAGTTTGACGTAAACAATAAACATTATAGACTAGGAGAAGATGCCAAACGTAGTGAAGCAGTTAAAACAAAAGCGCCGCTAGACATTGATATAGCGGTTTCACCACACAGAGACATTTTGAATGCGTACCTTGGTAATGGTTCATTTCCGCGCATGCAGGAACTTATTGTGTCATTTGCTAAGACGTATACGCGTCGCGCAAATCGTCCGTGTGTTGGGTCTTATTCGCGGTTTGAACAAGAAAAAGAAAAAGAACAAGAACAAGAACAAAAAGAATTGAGTGAGAAGTCGGAGTCATGCGAGTGGTTGTACTGCAAAGACAGCGGTGCAAAACTTATGCCGGCCTGGTTACTTGAAAAGGCGAACGCGTATGTGAATGATGGAAACGGAGAGTCGTCTTACGTGAATACTATGGATAAAATTTGCAGAGAGTACGGTGTTATTGAGGGTGCATTTTGGGTAGACGGTAAAAAGTGTAGGAGCGGTATGGTGATTATGCCAGTTGCATTTAGCACGTACGAAGGGTATGATGAACAAGGGTTTAAAATCAAAACAAATGCGGTGGTTTCAATGGAGGCAGATGAAGACATTTTGTTAGGGGGTGTGGGACAGAAGAGTCGTGGAGGAGGATTTGACGAGGCTACTAGAGTACAAGAACAAGAATATGCGTACATACGACACATAAACGCGAAATTTGAAAATGAATATGCTCATAAAATCAACGATGTTGTTACGCCAATTATTAAAACTGGACTAGGTATTTCCCCTGACAGAGATGGACTACGAGATAAAATTATAACCAGCGTTATAAAAACAATCACCGGAGTAAAGGTGTTCAAGTCGAAAAAACAGTATGAGCAAGATAATGCTAAGACAACTAAAAAACAACCGTCGTATGAGTCATATTGTGATAGGGTCATTGTTATGACAACCCTTGCTCACATTATTATTGTCATTCAAAGTGCTATGCCCGAAATACGACCGTCAAAAACGTTTCGAAACTGCAAAACAACCTTTCGCGGTTATCCGATTGACATAAACGGTGATAATGCGTGTTTGGAATATATTGCGTGCATTGCCAGTGAAGTAAAGGACTCGTCTAAAGATGTATGGGTACCGGTTCTAAGTGTTAAACCTAAGACATATGTAGAGGATGTACGAAAAACAATTGAATTTATATTAAAACCAGAATCGGATAGCGATAACTACTTTCACAGAATGCTGGAAGATAAACGACGATACATACAAAATGAATTACTGCGACAAAATGAAGTGCGCCATGCAACCTTCGTTAAAAAATGGACACAGTTTTTACCCTTGTTGGATTCGCTGAAACATGTACCCACGCCGGAATCTGTACCAGAAGCTACATTAAGTGCGTTTGTGAAACATGTCAAAACTGGGTCGAATAGTCAACACGAACAAATGGACTTGTTTGCTTGTAAAATCATGCAGTATTCTTTTTACATTCAAAAAATGATTCAGGACTGGTTGCGAAGTAACGGTAGCGGAAGTGCAACGTCATTATTTATGTTTTCAAGTGACCATCGGCCTATCACTGAAAATGCGTGCTGTGATGATGCGGTAATGGTGAAACCTTGGGATGATGCGTCCAAGTCCAAATATTCGCCCACGGTATTAGAATACTTTATATCAAGAGCGAATGCAAATATACGAGAGTTCAATGGACAAATCAAGCGACTGAGCGATGTTTTAGCTGACGTATCGAGTACGAGTAAAACGTACATTTTGTCTCATAATGGTCTTATATTTTTGAATCCAAAAACAAAAACAAAAACAACAACAAAAACAATGGTTGAATGGGAAGGAGACCCGTTTCGTTATGCGCTTCACGCATATTCCGATGAAACAATGATTCGATGCTTTATTCACTTTTTTAAACTAGATTACTTGAATCCGTACATAGAGCCTCGTTTGTTGGCCTTAAAAAAAGATATTAATATTCCCGAGAATTATGACCCCAAATGGGACATGAGTGAAAAGTTTGCAAAATTCAAGGCAGCAGCCAAATCCAACGCCGGTCAGGAACAGGAACAATTTGAACATGTGTTGAATGAAGTAAACCGTAGTTCGCAGTTACCAAGCCTATCCACATTAACCCAAACTCAACATGATATGTATTATGATATGAAATGTGTGTTGGATGAGTTAAAAAGTACAGATGCAGATGCACATGCAAATACTGGTTTATTTACGGATGACATTATAACCTATCTACTTTATCTCATTGATAATAAAGAAAATGACCATGAATTTACTGCAACTCAGGAAACTGTTCGTGTATGGTTGTCTACTCAATGCCAGATACTTAAGGATAAAATACTGTTAGCATTACCTTCATCACAGACAGGTAAAAAAGGTGAAAAAGGAACGGGTTTGAGATATTCGTTTGATTTGTTGGATAAGTATGAACCCATAGATACGGATGCTAGTTCGCACTCGTCAGATAAACAAATGTTGCATCATTACTTCGATGCCGATATGCCAATGCATTATATGACCTATGTTGAAAAATTTATTACGTTTGTAAAGAATACAACGCGTTTTATGTTGCAAACCGTACCTGGACTGTTGATAACTTCAGAGTTAACCATGTCCAGCGAAAATGAGAAAGAAGACAAGTCTACTTATGTTGGATTTAAACATTGGAAGTTCAGCAACGCGCATAACACTCAAATTGCTGCAAGCATTGACGCACAATATGATGGGTTGACTGCGTTTAAAAATGATTCGACTATACAAACATACATGAAACAAATCGATGCAGCTGGATATGAAAAAACAATGAGTTACATGATACTACAATTAACGGGTTGCATACCGCTTGTTTCAGAAGGAAAAACGGTGTTAAGTGTCGACATCGTTAAAAAATTATACACGTACTTGTTTTACAAAACGGTTGAGTTGTATATGCCAAATGATACAGAAGTTGTTCATGTTCGCAGTCGCGTACAACACCTAAAAGATACGACTCAACCTCTACAAAATATGGACAGCAGTGTGGTGGATGATGATGATGAAGATGAAGAACAACGTGTAACTGCAACTCGTCTTGGTCCAAGAATGAGAGAACTGTTACTACCGGTAATGGAAATCATAATGAGGACGCAAACTAATAACTCACTTTCGTTATCCAAAATGCGAACCATTATGGCCAAGGTTCGACGCAAAGAAACAGAAGACATGCGATACTCGTTTTACGAATCTAGCCGAAACACAAAAACAGACGCGTTTCAAATTCAAAAGTTAATGTTGAAACTTCGAATTGGTGAGTACAGTGTGGGAGCTCAAGTGGGGTACCGTAAGTATGATAGGGAATTTGACGAACGCGAGCGAGATGCAGTAAACCGACGTGTTGCGGAAGGAGGTAGAGACCCAACTGCAAGTGTAGACGTGGAAGCATTTGAAGATGAACTTCGTGTACATAATGAAAGCAATGTAATTGTCGACGGGCAACAATCGATTGCTCCAATGGATGGAGATGAATTTGAACGAGAACAGTTGATGCGAAACGAGGTTGACATTATTTCTGCATGTTAACCTTAACTTTTAACAATATTAGCAACATTATTGATTCTTGATTATTGGAATGTTTACTATTCATTTTACATTTTTGTAAAAAAAAATATATTTGTTATATGTATAACACACAACATCAACTTTCAAATGAAACGAATTCAAAAAAGTTCGGACGGTCTTTACCATGTAAATGGCAAAGCGTATCGTCACCTCATTGGTTCAAGAAAACAAGTGTGGATGGGGTCTGCGTATAAAACAGACGGTCAACTTGTGAAATCCGACTTTATCATGAATAAGCACGGGCGCGTTGTTTCTGCAAAAAAACATGCTACTGCGAAAAAAGAAAATCGTCTTGTTAAGGCGGGATATGGTACCCAAAAAGGTAAATTTGGTTATGTCCTTTTAGGAAACAAGAAATCAAAGCGAAGCAAGTCAAGAAAATCCAAGCATTGAATAGGATGAATAGGATAAAGATATATGATATAAAAACAAAAAATACAGTTTTATATCAAATAACATTCATAAAATAAAAATGACCGATAGTTCTGAATCAGAAAGTGTAGCTATAACCAAAGATGAAATGATTGGGCACATAAAAAAGTGGATTCAATATGACAATGACATTAAGCAACTGCAGGCTGATTTAAAGGAAAAAAAGGAAAGCAGAAAACAACATACCGAGAGGTTGGTTGATATTATGAAGAGTAATGAAATCGACTGTTTTGATGTGAACAATGGCAAGTTGATGTACTCCAAAACGAAAGTAAAAACGCCATTGAACAAGTCTCAAATGGTGCAAGCTCTAATGGAATATTTTAATAATGATGAACCACGTGTTAGAGAACTAGAAGATAAGCTAATGTCTGCTAGAAAAGAAAAAGTGACAGAAACGATTCGTAGAAAAATAAATAAATAATAAATAAAAGAGTATCATAATAGTAATTGTATACACGCGCAAGTAAATATGTTACCGACCACAAAAGAAACCAATAAACGAATCAAAAGTTTAATGGATTTGACATATACGAATGCGAGTCCGAATGTAAGTGGTTCTGATGACATGTCGGAGTCGGACTCATTTCATTCATTTGAAAATACATTTTCAAGTAGTGAATTTCAAACCATGTATACAAAACCAAGTCAGGACGATACAAAGACGGAACCGCTCTCTTACTTGTGGACATATCCATTTGAAAATGAACTGTCTAAGAGTAGTAGTAGTAGTAGTATGAACCATGTATCAAAAGGTTCAAACGTATATATCTGTTTATATCGCATATGCAAGGGAGCGAATGGTATTCCATATTTGCAGTACAAATTAAAACTTACAAATGCAAAATCTAAAAAAAAACAACCTCATTTTGTATTTCCATCGATTTCAATTTCAGCAGCGTCGCTTATAAAACGGGCAGATGATTATGTTGCAAATACAATACATTGCGAACGGTTTGAGTACAAGGGTATGTGTCAGTTGGATGCGGATGCGTCGCAGGCGTCGAAGAGTAAACAAAACCAAGTTTATTCGGGTATGGGCGGTAAACGAAAGATGAAGAATAGTGACGATGACAATGAAAGTGATTCTAGTTCTACTTCAAGTTCAAGTTCATATGATGATGACTCTATTTCGAGTTATAGCAGAGAGTCAGGTGACTCAGGAGAGCCAGGAAAAGCAGGAGAAGGCGACCATTCCGTGTATTTGTTTTACTATGATAACACTGACACCGGGACTTCATTTGCAGATAGTTCTCCGGTAAGTGTAACGTCGAAAACCGAATGGTATTGGTCGTGTATACATGAAATATTCAATGCGCGACGCGTTTTACGATATCGAGTTGGGAGAAGCGTGAGTGCATTGTTTGTACATAACCCAACCGCACTTTTTATTATAAACAAAGCAGGCATCATATATGAAACGCCACATGTATTATACAAGGGGCTTCCGCCTGGAATTTCAATGAATGAAATGTGCAAGTTTGGTCCAAGAATTCATATTGATGACAATAATGTTTCATTTGAGCGCAAAAAACACTTGATGAAAAAAAATATAAATGAAATATGTTTACACGGGTCGTACTATTATTTTTATGACTACTGTGATGCAGTGCGTGAAGCATGTTACACATATGACGATGATAGTAATACGTACAAAAAAAATGATTCTTCGGACGAGTGTTTCTTGTTTCGATATGCGGTGTTTTTAGGCCGTCTCAAAGTATTGATGTTTGATAAAATGAATGGAGCTACAAATCATGTTCCGATTCGTGGGGCGTGTATGACAAGAGAAACCAACTGGCCGTTGTCTGGATACAACTCAATGTATCATGGAAAATACACGTTGATGCATGACAGTCATGAAAAACATAAAAATGTATATCCAGCATATAGCGTTTGTGACCCACATACTTTTTCAGGAATGACGTACCATAAAGTAGACATGACAAGTGTTTCTGTTGATATTGAGGAAATGTTCAAACAAAAAAAATATTTGAAACTTAAATAACGAATAATAGTAGTAATAGTAGAACGTAAATTATAAACAGTAATATGAATGGTTTTATAAAATTTGGTATTATTGCAGCAATTGCTTATTGCATTCATATGGTATTCAATGCGATGGGAGTAAACGTCAGTGTTTATGGCGTATACTTACTGTGGCTCTTACTATTAGGTCTGTTTCTTGTAGTTTTGCCTGGAACACTTCCAAATATTCTTAAACCTGATAGTACCACCGAAAACTAGTTAATGCCCCCGCACTTATTGTTTATTTATTTTTTGAAATTCTAAAAATAAATAGTATTTAGTTAAATTACATATTGAACTAAATACTATACTCGATTTTAGTTGAATTTGCAAGATGAGTGAAAACATAGCTGTTGCGGTTGGGGATAAACTGTCTACAGGGTCGGGTTCAAGTGTAGTAAAGAAAAAATCGGAATCTGATACGAATTCAAAACAACCACATCATCATAATATTGACTATAACAAAGACTTGGAAGGGCTTTTAAAAGATAATGCGGAAGAATGTGAGTCGCTCGGGATTTTGCATCGAGCATCTTATGAAAAGTACAACCGGTTATCAAACTACATAAACATTCCGGTTATTATTTTATCGAGTGCAATTGGATTTGCAACCGGTATTGACATTGGATATGACAAAATGAATATTATTCTCGGTATTGGAAGTATTTTTGTGGGGATTATAAAATCTATCGACACGTACTTTCAACTGGGAAAACGGTCAGAGTCGCACCGACTTTGTTCTTTACAGTACCAACAAGTGCATAAAAAAATTCAAATTGAACTTGCACTTAAACGCCCACAACGACAAACCGCAAAAGATATGATGGCTGTAATTAAAACGGACATTAAAAATCTACAAGATATTAGCCCTCTTATTGACCAGGATATTATTGACGCATACAACCAACGATATGGAAAATACACGACTGTAAAAAAGCCAAACTTTGTAAATGGTCTTACTGAAGTTGTAGTGAATGATGCTGATGCTGACGGGGAAGACGTATTACATTCTAGACCAAGGTCTGAAGCCGGTTCAGACGATAGTGATGACAACCTGGACAATAATACGATACAAAGGGGTGGCGTTGTTCATAGACGAGGAAGCGAAAACAGGCGTCGTAGAAGCATTCATAATTTTTTACCGAACCTCAATAAAAATATAAAAGTTGATGCATTTGGAGAAAACCAACAACGTACCACCCCCAGCCAAAATTTACAAGTACCCATACCCATACCGGTTGCAAGCCTTGTATTTAAAAATGACCCTATGCGTGAATCTCCTCAACTACAACAACAACAACAACAACAACTACAACAATTGCAACAACAACAACAACTGCAACAACTACAACAACTACAACAACTACAACCAGTCCAACCAATTCAACAACTGGAACAACTAAAACAGTTGAAACAACTTGAACAACTAAAACAGTTGCAACAACTTCAAACATTGCCTCCCAATCCCAATTTAACACCACCAGCATTGTTTATAAACACTCCGGGTGGTGGTTCAAGAGTGTATACTCCAAATTCTGAAATTGTTAATATAACAAGTGATAATCAGAACCAAAACCAAAACCAAAACCAACACCAAAACCAACACCAAAACCAACCCCAAACCCAAAATCAAGCCCTGAATCTTAACGAGAATGTAATTGTAAATATTATCGACGATTCATTCGACCCTGACCCGAATTCAAATTCAAATGGTCAAATGATGTAACTAACTAAAAATAAAAATATATAATGCATAAAATTGACTTCAAAATAAAATAAAGATATTGTTAACGTTATTTTATCTTAAGAATACATACTTCCTTTCGATGAACCAGATTCAATCTCAGTCTCAACAAAGCGGAGCAAAAAAGGCAGATGCCTATCTTCATTCACTGAAGATGTCCATTCAAAGTCGTTTGTCTGACTACAAACGACGTGGAGGAGTAAATGACGTCGATGCGTATCATAACGACATCATGGACCTTGTCAAAACATTTGATGCAAGCACTTTTGTTGTTGGAGACGAAACTTCAAAACGGAAGCGTGTCAAAAATGTGGTACCCTTGTTTGACAGATGTATCGCAAAACGCGCAAGTGGCGAACAATGCACGCGTAGGAAAAAAGAAGGAGAGGGATACTGTGGGACGCATATCAAAGGGCGCCCACACGGATGTGTCAATGAATCAGAAGAACAAATTGTCACAAATAAAAAGGTTGAAGTATGGATTCAAGAAATCAAGGGCATTGTATACTATGTTGATGCAAACAAAAATGTTTACGACCCAGAAGACATCCTCGCAAATAAAATAAATCCTCGCGTGATTATGAAATTGGACTGAAGTGAGTTACAGACATGAAATAGAAATATGTAGTGTATAAATAAGTTTTTGAATAATATAAAATTGATATTGTTTTATGATTTTTGTTATATCAAAATTCATAAATATTTTTGGATAATTTAATGTCGACAAGTCAAAATGTTTTGGAGTTATTATCACACTTATCTGACGCCGAAAAGGTATATGCAAAGGCAAAGGCCGACCTGGTTGATGTACAAAGAAAGTTGAATGGTATTCCATATATACCATCTCACGCTACAAACAACAACACAATGACAAATGTATCGAATGTGAAACGAGGACGAGGCCGGCCAAAAAAAAACAAACCCGCGGTTGAAATCTTGAGCAGCAACACAAGTGATGCATTTTCATCTACTGAAACGGTTGAATTGGAAAGAGGCGTTAGTTGTGATTGTGTCGATGTTGATGACACATTTAACGATGCGACCTACACATTTATCAACGAACGAATTTATATTGAAACGAAATTTGGAAACTATCATGATGTCACCACAAAAGAGTTATGTGGATGGTACAACCCATACAATTCTATGCATGAATGGTTATAAATTCATAGAGATTCATATATATGAAATGTATCATTGTTACCTTTTTTTTGTTCATTTCCTGAGATAAAAATATTCAAATAAGTTTGAAGTTGTTTGGTAGGAGTGAGGTAATACCAATGATGCGTCCGGACCGTACACTAGTAAGCGTAGCAGTAGAAAAGTTAGTAGAAGCATTAACAGTGGCGCCGAAGAGGTTGGC